AGCAGTTTTTTACGCCACGCCCAAAGTTCGTTGAGTTCCAGACGCGTCTTCGGACCCTGCTGGGCCTCCACATATCTGGCGAAATCATTGAACGATGCGTTTGGCGGAAGAACCGCCATCGCTACGGCTGCTTAGAAGCAGGTTCAACCTTGCCGCTAAGACCGTGCTGGTTCTCAGGCGTATCCTTCGTGGTGATCTCACCGTATTCGCCAGTCTGATTGGCGTACTTGGGTGAACCCGACCGAATAGTCGCCTTCTGCGACCCCGTTTCAGTCACACGGTTCACCACGACACTGCCGCCACGATCCAACTTGTTGTTGCGGCCCTTAGAGCCGTCAACTGTCTGCGTGCCACTAGTATGTGACACAAAGTTTGCTGCCATTAGAAACCATCTCCGTGGTTGGTTGTAGGAAAGAACCGCTAAGTCCTCATCAGGAAGGACGAGGTGTCCCACTTGCGCCCCCGCGAACAGCATGAACCCCTATTTGGAACGGATTCTCAGACTGAGTCCCAGATTGGCGGCGAAACCAATCAACCGTCCAATAATCGTCAACATCGGCAGCAAACTCGGGAGCATGCGCATATTTGCGCATCTGATTCGCCAAAGCCAAAGCCATGACACGGTCATCAAACGGAGACCCAGACATCGACCCCCGCTCGTTGCGCACAAAAGTACGCAACTCCGCCACAGTGTGCTTATCACGCAACGCCAACTCGTCGTTCTTCAACGCAGTCGCCAAATCGTCAATCATCAACGGCTTCGACGTACGCGTCGTCTTCCACCCATACTCCTGCGTCACCCTGTCCGACACCTTGTTCAACGACCGCTTCCGAAACAACCTCGGATACCCCAACTGCCGCAACACAGTCAACGTCGTCAAACCATGATTGTTCGACTCGACGCAACACAACGCATCCCGATACCACAAACCAACATTCAAAACCTCCTGAGCCAACTCATCAGGCGGAATGTGCCCATGCCAAACAGCAGCCTGCACCCCAGACGACACAGCCAACACCTGGATACACGAATAATCGCCATGACCCAAACCCTCAGCCGTATCAACCCCCAACACGTACGCCTCCTGCGGCTGCGGCCGCTCCCACACAACGAAACTCATTGCCTGAACTCCAATACCCGTGGCTGCAACTCATGCAGCCACCCATCGTCACCGCTGATACACCCCCGCAGCAACACATCCAATACATCCAAATCGAACACAGGGTTACCCGACTTGACAAACGCCTCCTCGGCAGTAGTCGGATACTCCTGAGCCAACTGCCAGGGCAGCATCGACCGCCGCTTCTCCTCATACCAGGCATCGCCACGATCCTCCGTAGCAGACCACGGAAAAAACATTGGTTCAAACCTATTGACACCAGCCTCCGCCCCAGTCCACAACTGGTGAAAAAAGTTGCCAGACCCATTAGCCGTGCTGAGACCAATGATGCGGCCACCCACATCAGCCACAGGTTCAATAGAGGACCAAGCCTCCTCAGGGTTCGGCAGAAACGCCCACTCATCGACAACAATCAACGTTGCAGACTCGCCACGGGCAGGATCCGAAGCAGACGGCATCGACGTAATCATCGAACCATTATCAAACGACATGCGTTGCTGATGCTCCACCAACGACTCAGGCCCCCTGGCAACCATCCACTTCGGCAAATGCCTGAACCCATACTTCGTTTTCCTGAGAAGCAGCACAGCCTCACGCTCAGTACGCGACAAATCAATAATGTTCTGATCATCACGAAAAAACGCCAACCAAAACTGGTGCGCAGCCACCAACGTCGTCCAACCAATCTGACGAGCCTTCAAAGTCAAACTGTACCGATTGCGGCCCCACTGCTTCAAAGCCTCATCCTGAGCGCCACGCAACTTGAACAAAATACGGCCATGCGCAGGATGCGCAATACACCAATACTTCTCCAAAAAATATTTTTCATCGTCGCGGCAGCGACGCCATTCGGCCTCCTGCCGCAACTCCTGCAAACGAGACAACGGCTACTCAACCAGCCTCAACCGCGGCGTCCACTCGTTACGCCACACAGAAGGAAGATGATTCGCCTCGACCTGGCCGCGTTCCATTGCCGAAGCGTACGGGCGGATCACAAACGTACACGGATCCTCCGTCTCCCACAACTCGTCTTCCTCAAGCGTGGTCGGAATACCATCATGGGTAGAACATACAGGAGGACCACACCACCCTGCTTTTATCCCCTCGGCCAACCAATCCGATTGCGTTTTCCCCGACACGGCCTAACCTCCTAAAGTGGCTTCCTTGGTGACTCTTTCCAACATGCGTTCCACAGTGTACACCACAACAGTGAACATGACGGCGGATGCCAACACAACCAAGGTCCGACTAGTCACGTAAAGCCCACCAAGCAGGTCTCAACCCCCACTCAGCGAACTCTTGGCGTTCCAAGATGCGGCGCTGCACGCCAGCATCAAACCGTGCCTTGTTGCGGGCCTTGCGACGCCTCTTCTCACCCCTGGTCATCTAATCCTCAAACCTCATCGGATTCGGCATGTTCGCGGTTGTCGCCCCAGCCTCTATCTGCTCTCTAATAGCCCTCTCATACTCATCCCACGTTATGTGGGTGCCCAACGCCCGATTCAAATCTTCATACGACATGCCAGGAAACGATTTAGTATCTACCCCCTCCATATCAAACAAAATAGTGGGTTCCGCATCTCCAAGTTCCCGACCCAACAGTTCACTAAGAGTCTTATTTTCTTCCGAACCGAATCGGTGCAAAGGAGTACCCCTTGCAAACTCACCCTGCCCGAAACGATTTTTCCGATACCACGACCTGTGGAACGCATCATTTACAACTCCGCCAAACCCATCGAACGGCAGCCACGCACCTGCCATCCCGCTCCAATCCCCCGTAGACTGGTAGAAGGGTTGAAGGGAACCGTCTGCTTTTCTAACTACCACAAAGGGACGGGCATCGGGCGTAGGCCCACCTATTTGACCTAACGATGAAAGATCTGTCTGAGTAGCAGCCACTTCTGAAACCGTCACCCCCTCCCCAATGTTGCGCGTAGGGGCAAGACGCGCATCACCCAAAAACCCCTGCGACCGACCCATCCTGATAACAGGACGAGCCGTATCGTCCGCCACCTTAGCAACCTGAGAAGTCGCCTGGGCCGCATCAACAGTCTTATCCCACGAAAACAAATCGCGCTCGTACTGAGCGCGTGCCCTCGCCAACACGGCAGAAGACACACTCTCCACCCGCCCCTGATTCGACGCAACAACATCGCCCCTTTTCAAACCAGTCATCTCATCAAACTCCATCATCACCCCAGGGTTAGACAAAGAGTCCGCAATAGCATTATGCAAATACCACCGCTTTATATCAGCCTCCGAATAACCAGCCAAACGTCCCATACCCACATGATTCTGTGCAGACTCAGCCACACTCCACAACTCATGCTGCTCACCCCTCACAGGGATTCCGCTACGAATCCTCCCTGCCTTAGCCTCATCCCAGAAACTAGCCAAAGACCCAGAATCAGCCCGCTTCAACGCCTCACGCATACCACGCAACGCATCCTCAGTAACGCCACGCCCCATCTTGACAACAGGACGAGCCACATCATCCGCCGCACCCAAACCAGGAAACGGCAACATCATCATCCCGCCAGCACCACCAACACCAAGATCAGCCAACGCCAACGGCCGACCAAGATCCAAAGCACCCTCCACATACCCAGCAACCCTAGGAGCCGCCATCTGACCACCAGGAGTCGGCGGCATAGCCAAATCCGTCAACTGTTCCGCCACACCACGCTGCAACTCAGGCAAAGACCCAGACCCCAATAACTGACCCACCTGTGACTTCAAAAAATCAGAAAAGCGGTCTCTCCAGCCATCCCCTGGGTTCGTTGTCAACCCGCCGAAATCGGCGTCGTGTTGAGGCTGCCACGCGGCGCCCCCACTGTACGCCGTTGGATCAACCTGCGGCGCAGAAGACTGCGCCGACAACA